CCGCCACAAACTTTACAGACATTAATAAATAAACTTAGGGAAGAATATGGCAGACTCAAAATTAGAGAAAATTCTGGAGAATCAATCAGACCAGACACCGATCCGCATCAACGAAATGATCGTAACAAGGATAGAAGAAAGATTTGAGATTGGAAAAAAGAAATACGGTGATACTCTAAGTTTAAATGATAAAAGAAATTTTATAAAGGAAGCAGTAGAAGAAGCACTGGATCTGAATGTGTACTTAACTGCTTTTTTAATTCAAATAGAATCTGCACTGAAAAATCGTCCACCAAACGAGATCAGTGTAGATGAACTTGTTTTAATTATGGATGGTCTTGGCAAACTTATTTTAACTGAAAAAGATAATCGTAATAAAACAAAAGTGCAAAAGGCACAACTGTTAATGGATCGCTTAACTGAGTATGCGGATGCTCATTTTAAAAGTAAGCAGAAATTATAGTATGCCACATACCATAACCACATACCAAAGGAAACCAAAAAATGGAATTAATTATTCCTGGGAAACCTATTGCTTTAAAAAGGCATAGGCACACTACCCGTAATGGTCGGATCTTTAATTATGATCCATCAAAGGCTGATAAAGCCAATTTTTTAAAGAAAGTCCAAAATATGGCTCCCGAGGATCCCGTATATGGAGCTATCTCAATGACAATCGAGGTTTATATCGACCGTCCTAAGTCACATTTTGGAACTGGTCGTAATAGCGATAAAGTAAAAGAATCAGCCCCAGCGTATCCTATTAGTAGACCAGACCTGGATAACTATATCAAATTTGTATTTGATGCATTGAATGGCGTGTTCTATAAAGATGATAGCCAGGTAGTGCATACTGAAAGCATAAAAGAATATTCCACTGAACCAAAAACAATAGTAAGAATCTATCCATACTAATATGAAATTAAATACTTTAGAATTATTTGCTGGTTCCAGGTCATTTAGTAAGGTAGCTAAAAACTTAGGTCATAATACTTTTACTACAGATGTAAATGATTTTGAGGGTATCGATCTGGTATGTGATATAATGAATATTGATCTTAAAAAAATACCTTATGCACCAGATATTATTTGGATCTCACCACCTTGCACATCGTTTAGTGTTAGTTCTATCGGTTCTTATTATTGTAATGATAGGGGTAAATACACTCCAAAAAGAGCAGAAACATATTTGGGAATGGCTTTGGTGCAAAAGGGTTTAGATATTATTAAACATTTTAAACCAAAGTATTGGTATATCGAAAACCCCAGAGGTGTACTTAGAAAATTAGATCTTATGCAAGGGTTACCACGCCATACAATATGGTATTGTCAATATAGTGTTCCAAGTGGTGATGATCATCGAGCAAAACCTACTGATATATGGACAAATGATAAATCTTGGATACCCAGACCAGTATGTAAAAATGGTAATAGGGACTGTCATCATCAACCAGCACCCAGAGGATCCAGGACTGGAACGCAAGGAATGAAAAATGCTTATGAAAGAAGCACGATTCCACCACAGTTATTTTATGAAATACTTGAAAACAAGGAGTAATTATGAACCTTCCCTTAATTAGTAGAAAAAAACACAATGAGATCGTAGATAGACTTGAAGAAAAAAACAAAGAACTACTTGAAGCAAATCAAGTATTTGCGGTCAAATTACGCAGAATAATGAATTTAATTGGAAAGCTGAAGGCAACTCCGCCTATGAGTAATGTTCGCTTTATACAGAATGTTAAGGACGTATTTACAAAATGAAAAAAGCATTAGCATTAAAGTTAAAAGATAAGGCAGATGAAATAGCGTTCAACTTTTCCAGGACAGATCGTGATCGGAATTTTAACAATGAACAATTTACGGTAAAGAAGATCTATCCACTTAGTGAGTCTACTGCTGTAATTCATTTGAAAAAAAGCACGGGTAAGGTAGGTATTGCTTTTTGTTATTGGATCAATATGAAGGGCGGTATGTGGCAGTATTTCTTTCCTACTTATGATCACTGTGTAGGTGCTGAGAAACTGCGGGAAGTTTTACACGGGATTGAAGTAGATAATTTCAGTAAGAATTTTGAGAATGTCTAAAAAGATAAATACCATACATACTGGGATTGAAGGTGAGTTATTTGTCAAACATCATATCGTCCAGAACTATCCCGAATATAATGTGTATGTCCCTTTGATCGATGAGCAAGGTGTTGATCTTATTATTGAGAGAAGAAAAAAAGAATTTTTGAGAGTACAAGTAAAGACAATAACAGATATGAAAACAGATACAGCGATAGAGGTCAGACTACATAAGTATGTGAAAAAAGACATCATTGATATTGTAGCAGTATACTATCCTAAAAAGTCGATTGTTTGTTTTGTACCGTATAATAATGAAGCCAGTATTAACCTGGCATTAAAACCAAGTAGAAATAATCAATCTAAAAATAGAAGATTTTTCTACACATTTATGGAGTTCCCCTATGAGTAAAGATAAGCGTGGCTGGATAAGGCTACATAGAAAGTTAAGAGATCACTGGCTTTGGGATAATAAAGAAGTCAAATCAAAGTTTGAAGCCTGGATTGATTTAATAATGATGGCATCACACGAAGAGCGTTCAGTCTATATGAAAGAGCAGTTGGTTATAATAAAACGTGGTGAAGTTTGCTGTAGTTTGAACACGTTTGCCAAGCGTTGGAAGTGGTCAACGGGTAAGGTTAGGCGTTTTATATCTGTTCTCAAAACCGACACGATGGTGGTACAGAGAACGACACGAGTTGCGACACACCTAAGTATCTGTAAATACGACACTTACCAGGGTGAGCGACACGAGGACGGTACCCCAAACGGTATGTCAAACGACACGCAGACGAAACAAGAACGGTACACAGAGAATACATTAGAACCATTTAAAGAATTAAAAAAAGAAAAAGAAATACCCGCATCTGCTAATACTGATATTTGGTTAAGAATATATAAACGCTTTGGATATGATGAATGGAGCTATCCTGGATATTTGCATATTATTAAACAAGCCTGTGAGAGATTAGGTGAAGATGTAGTGAATAAATGTATAGATCGTTTTTTAAAAGACAAGGACAGTGAAATAAAACAAATACGTTATTTTTTCCAACAGGGTATTGATCAATATCTGATTCAAAAACATCCAGCAGATAAGCCGATCATTGTCAAAGAGAAGATTTTCAATTGCTATGAATGCGGAGCAGAAAAGAAAAGCAAAGAAGATAAACTTCCCGCAAGTGAGTTATTTCATAATTGTGAAATGGAAGGAGAGTTTGTACCAGCTTGGGAATATCAATCAAAACTTAATCAACAAAACCCACAACCAACTAAACCAACACCCGAGGAGAATGAAGTGAATTTATTAAAAGACTTAGGATGGCCAAATTAATGTCATCCATCTTAGAAGAAGTTTTTAAAGGGAAACTTTTAAACAACGATGAAGGCTATCGCCTTAAACATAAACAGCGATGGAAGATTAGAAAGCAAAATAAAAATAATCAATACACTGCGGACAACATAGTAAAATATTGTTCCTGGTGTGGACATACCTGGGAGAAAGAAGTGTTAGGAAAACGCATACTAAAGCATTCTAAAAACTTTATACCAATTCGAGGGAAAAAGAAACAAACTTGTCCAGATTGTAGTATTTATATCAGATAAATGACAAAAAGATGACAAATACTTTGACGTAGACGTTGTAGTTATGCCATATTCTCCCCAAATATGGATATAACTTTTTTAATTATACAGGGCATTCTTACTCTCGGTGCCTTCATTGCGGGGGCTTACATTTATCATAGGGGAACTATGGATAAGCCTCCGCTCCCTCTCAATTTTAACAAACAGGAAATAGAAGCTCAACCAGAGTGGGATCAAGTTTGATCCTGGATTTTCCATATTACTTCAATGATTTTAATTGCAAACAAGAATTAGATGCCTACCTGGCAGTATCTGCATTACGGGCTGGTATCTTTCCAGATGATATTTTAGTTGGTTATGCCTAAAGAAGAAAAGTTAACAGAAAAACAAAAAATGTTCTGTAAAGAATACATTGTAGATCTAAATGCTAAACAGGCCTGTATTCGTTCTGGGTATAGTGAGAAAACAGCAAAACAAATAGGTTCTGAAAACTTGTCTAAACCTTACCTTCAAGATGAAATAGCAAAGTTAATTAAAGAACGTGAAGAGCGGGTAAAACTAACAGCGGATAAAGTCTTAGAAGATATTGAAAGAGTGCGAGGATTAGCAGAAGGATCAGAGCAGTACAATGTCAGTTTAAAAGCCAGTGAACTCCAGGGAAAACACTTGGCAATGTTTACAGATAAACAACAAATAAGCGGACAAATAGAATTACCAAAAGTCGAGATTGTTTATACTGATGAGTAAATTTGTATTAAATCCTAACCAATCAAAGTTTGATGAGTGTGAAGAGCAAGTAATTGCTTTTTTTGGTGGTATTGGTAATGGAAAAACATTTGCGGGGATCTTAAAAGGTATTAACAGAATATTAGATCCTAAGAACCCGCCACAGCTTGGTATGATCGCCAGGCAGACCTATCCAGAGCTTCGAGATAGTACCCAAAGAACCTTTTTTGAAATATGTCACATGATGGGAATGCTCCCAGAGATTCATTACGAATACAGGAAGCAAGAGAATAGAGTAAAGTTTGTAAACGGTCACGAAATTATCTTTCGATCCTTAGATGATCCCGCCAAACTATTATCGATTAATTTAGGCTGGTTTTATATTGACCAGGCGGAAGAAGTATCCGAGGAAGTATTCTTAACGCTTCTTGGTCGTTTAAGAGCGGTAGACACTCCGCAATGCTGGATCACGGGTAACCCACTTGGACATAACTGGATCTGGCATCGATTTATCCACGATCCCGTACCAGGTAACATCATCTTTAACGCAAAAACTGAAGAGAATATCCACAATTTACCAGAAGGATATATTGAGTCACTGCAAAACAATTACAATGAGATATGGATCAATAGATACTTATATGGATCCTGGGATGCATTTGAAGGACAGATCTATCCAGACTTTGAGCCAAGCGTTCACGTGAAAAGACATTTTGAAGTATCTCCAGAGTGGAGAAGGTTTATTGCAATCGATCACGGTAGGACTAATCCAACAGCGGTATTGTGGGGAGCAGTAGACCAGGACGATGTATTATGGATCTATCGAGAGCATTACGAAGCTGGGCAAGATGTAGACTATCACGCCAGGGCAATTAATGCGTATATGAACGAAGGCCGTTATGAGACATACGTTATTGATCCATCAACAGGAGCTGGAAAGAAAGATGATCCAGAAACGATTGGGAACCGTTACAGGCAGTTAAAAGTTCCTGTAGTCAATGCAAACAATGATGTCCAGGGTGGTATTGATAAGGTTACAGAGTATTTCAAGAAGAATAAGATTTATATACACAAGAGCTGTGAGAATCTGGTCAGAGAGCTAATCAATTACCAATGGGAACAGCCAAGTGCATCCAGGGCAGAGTTAAACCAACCAGAAAGACCATTAAAAAAGGATGATCACGCTTGTGATAGTTTAAAATATTTAATTGGAGAAGTTGTTGCCAGTAGTAAGAAGAAAGATACACGCACTGATACGCAACGATTTATAGATAAGATAGTCGTTAATCACGACAATACACAACCAAAATGGGATAGTTTATAATGGCTGGAATGGATTATTACGCATCTGCTGATCAGAGTGATGCATTAGACCAGGTAGCAGACGTTGCAGAACGTATACCGCAAATTAGAAACTGGTTAGATCGCAGTAAAAAAGCCAGAGATAAACAGGCAGATAGATGGCGTAAGAATGAACGCTTATACTATGGTAGGCACTGGGCATCTGCAAGTAAGGGAACTGAGAGTCAGTCCAGGATGATATTTAACTTTCCTTTAGCGGTAGTTGAAACCATCTTGCCGATCATTAATGATTTTCAGCCAACAGTAGATATATTGCCAAAAGAACAAAATGATGTATTCTTTGCCGATATGATGCAGAAGAGATTCCAGCAAATTGTAGAGGAGTCTGATCTGTACGGTAAGATACTCCAAGCAGTAAAGGATAGTTTGATCTATTCCAACGGGTTTTTACAGATACTGCCAGAGATAAGTGATACAGGAGAATTTAAAGGTTTTGATATTCAAGTTATTGATCCTTTTTCTGTTATTCCTCATCCATATGCTAATGAATTAGACTTACAAGCGGGTGAGTATTTCTTATTTGCTGTGCCAATGGAAATATCAAAGATACAAAGAGAATATGATATTAAATGTAATGCCGATGGAAGATTAGACGATTACAAAGCATTTCAAAAGTCAGATGATAGCGGACTACAAAGTGATAATCCAGGAACTCAAGATGCAGATGTAGCCTTAGTAATTGAATGCTACAGCAATGAATTAGATACAGAGAAGTATCCATATGGAAGGCACACCGTAGTTGTTGGAGATAAGCTCATTGTTGATGAACCATTAGAATTATATCGGATGCCAGTATTTATGGTGTCAAACTATAAAAGTCCTCACAACTTCTGGGGAATTGGAGAAACAGAGTTAGTACGCACTCAGACCAAAGCAATCAATGAAACATTTAGCTCTATTAATGAAAATATTAGACGAATGGGCTTTCCGATCAGAAAGGTAACGCAACGAGCAAAAGGTCAACTAACCAGACCGATCACAGGATCACCAGGAGAAGAGATAACTGTTGTAGATCCAACAGACGTAACCTTTGAGACTCCACCGCCAATACCAGGATATATTCAGAATTATATTGCTCAAGTTGGTCAGTTTATGGAAAACATTACAGGCGTAAATGATGTAACGCAAGGACGTAAGCCAGGTGGTGTTACTTCTGGAAGGGCAATTGTAGCACTCCAGGAAGCCAGTCAAACCAGACAAAGATTTAAGATCAATAAAGAAGTAGCCAGGTTCACCAAAGAGATCGGTGAGTATATGGTGCAGATGATCCTTACTTATGATGAGCAGATACGTTCTATTAGAGAGCGAGATGCTGAAGGTGCTTTTGAGTTTACTGAATTTGATCCAGGTGGCGTGTATGATGCAGATGGCAACCCAGAAGGCAGTCCACAATTTAATCCTGGTACCGCCAGTTCACTTCGAGATAGTGAGTTTGATGTAGACGTTACTACTGGATCCAGATATGCACAAGGTAGAGTTGCCAATGAAGAACGAGCATTAGAGTTATTCCAGGTAGGTGTGTATGGTATTGAAGAGGTAGTAAATGCCTTAAATGTATCTGATAAACAGCAAGTAATACAGAATTGGTATGTGCGTAATCAGCAAGTACCACCACAACAGCAAGTAGAACAGGCGGAAGGAATGCAAGAGCAATTCAATATGTTAGCTGAACAAGCAATGCAAGAGGGTGTTGGTGGTCAAGCAGAAGAAGCATTAGCACAAATGGCAATGCAGAATCCTGGTTTGTTAGAAGCTGAAGTATTTCAAATGCTACCACCAGAGATGCAAGAAAGAATTATGACCGTTACAAATATGGTTGGCGGACAAGGTGAGATGGAACAAATGCCAGAATCAAGGGCTTGATCGGTATGTTTTCTAATTGTCCGCTAAAATTTAAAAGGAGATAAATAATGCCAAAGTTAAAAGGTAAAAAG